GATTGCAAAAGCTGCGCGGCTGGAAACCTGAACTGATGACAGAACAGGGTAAGCCTAAGGTAGACGAAGCTGTCCTCAAGACACTTGATTATCCTGAGGCTGCACTTCTGAACGAGTACCTTCTAATCAACAAACGTATCGGTCAGCTTGCTACTGGTGCAAATGGCTGGTTGAAGATGGTCAAGGATGGAAAGATTCATGGTCGTGTTAATACCAACGGGGCTGCGACAGGTCGCTGTACACACAGTAAGCCTAACGTAGCGCAGACCCCCAGCATTGGCGCAGCCTACGGTAAAGAATGCCGTGAGTTATTCCATGCACCTGAGGGTTACTCGTTGGTGGGTGCAGATCTTTCAGGCTTAGAGCTACGCTGCTTGGCACACTTCATGTCCAAGTATGATGATGGTTCTTATGCTGATGTTGTGGTCAATGGTGACATCCATACCCTCAACCAGAAGGCTGCAGGTTTACCTACTAGGAACAATGCCAAGACATTCATCTATGGATTCTTGTATGGCGCAGGTCCAGCCAAGATCGGTTCGATTGTAAATGGTAGTGAGAAGGAAGGGCGTAAGCTTATCGCAAAGTTTATGAAGGCTACCCCTGCTATCAAACTACTACGCGCTGCAGTCGCAGAGGCAGTAGAGAAACAGGGTTACCTTGCAGGTCTGGACGGTAGGCAACTACCAATCCGGTCAGGTCATGCAGCCCTTAACACCCTACTCCAGTCTGCAGGTGCAGTCCTATCCAAGAAAGCATCAGTCATCCTGTATGAAAATCTAACCCTTAACGATCTGAAGTGGGGTGAGGATTGGGCACAGGTAGCTCACGTTCACGACGAAGTTCAACTCATAGCAAGAAAGGAGATAGCTGATTATGTCGGACAACAAGCAGTTAAATCTTTTCAACTCGCTGGAGAATACTACGACTTCCGATGCCCCATCACAGGAGAATACAAAGTGGGCAACAATTGGGCAGACACACACTAGCAATCCTGTAAGCATCAGGAAGCGCAACAAAGTACAATGGCGCAAACGACAGCTAGTTGCTTACAAAGGTGGAAAGTGTGAACGATGTGGTGGTGAGTACCATGAGAACGTCTATGACTTTCACCATTACGATCAGAGCTTGAAGAGCTTTGCAGTTAATCAATCTACCTACCAACGTAAGTGGATAGACTTAGTGGAAGAGGTGGATAAATGTTTCCTTCTTTGCTCCAACTGTCACCGCGAAGTTCACACCCACAACGAACCAGCTTTCATTAAATCTAACCCTAAAGGTGTACTATGACTGACGTACAATACATGACCCACATGGGTGACGATGACCTAGTGTGTGACGCAGCTAGAGTTTCATTCAACAAACAGGCAGAGAACTATGGACCCAATCAAAACGAAAGGCTCATTAACTTCCTCGCAAGAGAGAAACACTACCACCCATTCTCCCACCCCGTTGCGACCTTCAGATGCACCACCAGCATATTCGTCGCAAGGCAATTGGCAAAGCATCAGGTCGGTGGAACATGGAACGAGGTCAGTAGACGGTACGTTAAAACCTCACCCACATTCTGGACTCCGACATTCTTTCGGGATTCCATTAAAGACGTAAAGCAAGGCTCATCATCAGAGGCACACCGTAGGAGCGAAGAGTTCCTAGAGGTGTACCTAGAGATAATGATTGATGCGATTGCTGCCTACGACAAGATGATTGCCTCAGGTGTTTGTGCTGAACAAGCCAGAGCAATCCTACCTCAAGGCGTTAAGACAGAGTGGGTATGGACAGGCAGTCTCCTGTTCTGGTCTCGCGTCTACAGTCTACGCAGCGCATCTGACACCCAACGTGAAACACAAGAGTTCGCAGATCTACTGGGTGAGCACATGGCATCCCTTTACCCTATTAGCTGGAAGGCTTTGACCGATGATTGAAGAAGAAGAAGTGGATATTGAATCCCTATTGATAGCGAAGGCTAAGATCGTTGCTGAAATATGTGCGACTGCAGATAACATCCAAGACAAAGAGCTTCGAGATATAGCTCGTACCTCTGCAGTAGTTCTTCTCCAATCCTTTATACCCAACAAACCTGCAGACCTGCATGTATTCCAAGGAAGAAAACAATGAGACTTTTATTTGACGCAGACATTATAGCTTTCAAAGCTGCAGCCGCTACTGAACAGCCTATCAATTGGGGTGATGGTATCTGGACACTGCATGGGTATGAGCAAGATGTAATCGACCATTCTATGTCATACATGCAGGGCGTAGCTGATAAACTGGATACTCAAGATGTCCTGTTATTTCTCACAGGAGCCAATAACTGGCGTAAGGATATCTTACCTTCCTACAAGTCTAACAGGAAGGACACGCGCAAGCCTCTCATGCTGCCCTTCATACGTCAGTTCATGGTGGATAGCTTAGGTGCCATCATCGTTGATACGTTTGAAGCTGATGACCTACTAGGTATCGAAGCAACCTCGACAGATGATTGTATTATTGTGAGTGAGGACAAAGACCTCAAGACGATACCAGCAATGGTCTACAATCCTCAGAAAGATGATGCGCCTGTTCTCATTCCAGAGTTCACTGCAGCTTGGAACCATATGTTTCAAACACTGACAGGTGATAGCACCGATGGGTATTCAGGTTGCCCCAAGGTTGGACCAGTAGCAGCCAAAAAAATTTTACAGGACATCGATCAGGTCGAAGACCTGTGGCCTACAGTGGTTGCTGCATTCAAGAAACAGAACCTATCGGAAGAGGTAGCTCTCCAACAGGCACAGGTGGCTCGCATCTGTCATGCCTCAGACTTTGATAAAGAAACTGGAAAGGTAATACCTTGGACACCATCGTAAAAGAACCCCCGCACTACACTCGCTATGCCATAGAACCAATCACTTTCATCATGCAGAACGACCTACCATTTCATCTAGGTAACATCGTTAAGTATGCCCTTCGAGCAGGTCATAAGATGTACCCTAACATGGGTGCCATTGAAAGTGAGGTAACAGATCTAAAGAAGGTTATGAGATACTGTGAAATGCGTATCAACCAGATCAATGGCGAGGAGTTATTGTGATGGCTAAATGGCATTTCGATCTAGTTGCACCCCGACTAACTTTTAATCACTACCAAGAAGATGCAGCGACAACCGCTATCTACCCAGATGCAAGAGCACTGGAATATCTGAGCCTTGGTCTGGTTGCAGAAGCAGGTGAGGTAGCTGGTAAAGTAGCAAAGTATTATCGCAAGGACGGTGAGCTTCCTAAGGAAGACCTTATCGATGAGATAGGTGATGTGCTTTGGTTTATCAGCGAGCTTGCTCGTTATCTCGAAACAGACCTCTCAGTAGTAGCAGATAAGAACAGAAAGAAACTAGCCTCTCGCAAAGAACGAGGGGTCTTAAAGGGCAGTGGGGATACTCGATGACAACTGACACAAGAGCGCAGGTGGTAACACGGCGCACATATAACAGACCCTTAGATACAGAGGGCAAACAATTTGAAACATGGGAACAAACTATTGACCGTGTTATCCAGCACCAGAAATGGCTATGGGAAAGAGCTAAACAAGAAGACTTAACACCACAAGATTGGTGTGAGCTAGAGGAACTGAGACAGTTATTCCTCAAGCGTATCGCCTGTCCTTCTGGGCGCACATTGTGGCTAGGTGGAACTGACGTTGCAAAGCGCAGAGAAGCCTCACAGTTCAACTGTAGCTTCGGCAAGGTGGAGACAGTCCACGATGTGGTTGATGCTATGTGGCTGCTCCTACAGGGATGCGGTGTAGGCTTCGAGCCTGTGGTTGGAACCCTGAATGGCTTCGCTAAACCTGTAGAGATTGAGGTTGTACGTTCCACTCGAACCAACCGTGGCGCAGATGGTAACCATGCGTGGCGTCGAGGTAAGGAATGGCACCTAGAGATTGGCGATAGTGCAGAAGCTTGGGCTAAGTCTATCGGTAAGATACTAGCTCTTAAAGAACCTGTAGATAAGATAGTCTTAGACTTCTCACAGATCCGACCATCCGGTGAACGACTATCCGGTTACGGTTGGATTAGTTCCGGTGACAGTACCATCAGTGTAGCCTTCGAGAAGATCTGTGACATCCTCAATAGACGCGCTGGGCAGCTATTAGATCGTATCGACATCCTTGATATCATCAATTGGCTAGGCACCACCCTCTCCTCTCGTAGATCTGCAGAGATTGCAGTGATGCCATATGGCGCTAAGGATTGGGAACGCTTTGCTAAGGCTAAGAAGGACCATTGGATTGATAACCCTCAACGGGCACAGTCTAATAACTCTCTTCTGTTCTGGGATAAGCCTACTCGCTCTGAGTTAGCTGAAATATTCCAGCTTATGACAGAGGCAGGTGGATCTGAACCAGCTATCATCAACGCCTCAGAAGCAACACGCAGAGCACCTTGGTTCAAAGGTGTGAATCCATGTGCTGAGATACTCTTAGGAAATAAGAGCTTCTGTAATTTATGTGAGTTTGACCTCAATAAAACCAACGGTGTTGATATTCATGTTGTGCGTCATTGGATACGTTTAATCGCGCGCGCAAACTACAGGCAGACTTGCGTGAACTTAGATGATGGTGTGCTGCAGCGTAGCTGGCATGAGCTTAACGAGTTCTTACGACTTACAGGTGTAGGGCTGACAGGCATCGTGACATGGGAACACTTAGATAAACCTGAGATGTTTGATTTATTACGAGAAGCTGCAATCACTGGCTCTCACTCAATGGCTGACGATCTAAAATTACCCCGCTCGAAAGCTGTAACAACGGTCAAGCCAAGTGGAACCCTCTCAAAAATCATGTCAACTACAGAAGGAGTTCACAAACCCCTTGGCAAGTATATCTTCAATAACATCAAGTTCAGTATTCACGACCCCCTCGTTCCTATTCTTCGAGAGGCTGGATACCGTGTCTTTCCTGACCCTTATGAAGGTCAAGGGGGCGATAGTGTCTTGGCTACCTTCCCCGTATCTTATGAGAGTGTCAGCTTCGATACAGTGGATGGTAAGCATGTCAACTTAGAGACAGCTATCACTCAGCTAGATCGATACAAGATGATGATGCAGCACTACGTTGACCACAACTGTTCAGTAACCATTAGTTATGACCAGACAGAGATCGAAGAGATTATCGAATGGTTCTTAAAGAACTGGAATAACTTTGTTGGTGTATCATTCATTTACCGTAACGATCCAACCAAGACTGCAGAAGACCTTGGGTATCCTTACCTGCCACAAGAGGTGGTGGATGAGGAAACATTCAAAGCCTACGCAGCCACACTGAAACCCATTGACTTGGAAGCAGCCAACAGCCTCGAAGAGTTAGAGGATGATGGATGTTCTACAGGTGCATGTCCAATCAGGTAACCTATTAAGTTAGGTTGCCCCCTAAGGATGACTTAATGTTCCCATATATATCAAAAGAACTCGTTCAAGAGTTAGACAAGCGATTCCCTGATAGATCCCCCACATACAATGAGACACACACAGCATTGATGTGGCGAGGTGGTCAGCGGTCTGTCGTGGAAATGATAAAACAACTTCACGAAGACCAACTGTCTTCAGATTTAGGAGAATAGCACATGTGCTTTTTTAACAGCCCCAAGGCTCCAGAACCTGCACCGCCCCCAGCGGCACCGCCAGCGGCGGCTCCGGTTATGACAAATATGTATGACCCGTCTGCACCTGAGGCTGGTCTGGCATCTGATAAATTAAATGCAGGTAACGCAGCCTCTGGAACTTCGCAGCTTATGGTGGATTTAGATCCAACCGTTGCTAATATGGATTCAGGAACTGGCCTTCAGATAAACCAGTGAGGATTTAAATGAGCATGGGAACCGCTGAAGCGCGTTACCATCAACTCGAACAAACCAGACAATCATATCTCGACAGAGCTAGAGATTGCTCAGAGCTAACCATTCCATCGTTAATCCCACAGGATACACATAACGAAACCAGTGACCTCTATACACCCTTTCAGGGTATAGGCGCTCGTGGAGTGAACAACTTAGCATCTAAGCTTTCACTAGCTCTCATGCCCCCAAATGCTCCCTTCTTCCGGTTTATGGTAGAGCCTTACACTCTTAAAGAGATGGCTCAAGAACCTGCAGCTAGAACCAATGTTGAAAAACAATTGGGTGAGTATGAACGGGCAGTGATGAGTGAGATTGAATCGTCCGGTGACAGGGTTGCGGTACACGAGGCGCTCAAACATTTAATCGTCGGTGGTAACGTACTGTTACATATCGATCCAAAGAAAACTCGTGTGATTCATTTAGACAGCTATGTGGTTTCAAGAGCACCGAATGGTGATGTGCTTGAAGTTGTCATGGTAGAGAATGTTTCACCAAACGCATTAGACAAAGCAACAGCCGCTAACATCCAAGGTAAACTAGAGGGCGATGAGAAGACCGTCGAGGTCTATACTCACGTTGAGAGAAAGAATGCTTTCTTCACAGTTTATCAAGAGGTGAAAGGTAGCGTCATTGCTGGTTCCAAAGGTAAATACAAAGCTGATGCAGTTCCCTTCTTACCCTTACGTTTCTCCCGTATTGACGGTGAGGACTACGGGCGGGGGTTTGTTGAAGAACTACTAGGTGACCTCAAGTCACTAGAAGGTCTCAGCCAAGCTATCGTAGAAGGCGCAGCCGCTGCAGCTAAGGTGTTATTCTTAGTGAACCCTAATGGCACTACGAGGATGCGTAGCATTGCTCAAGCTGAGAATACAGCAATCATCGAAGGGAACCGTAACGATGTTTCAGTCCTACAAATGGACAAGTTCAATGACTTTCGGGTGGCCTACCAAGCCATGCAAGGAATCGAAGAACGACTATCCCAACAGTTTATGCTTCAATCTTCAGTTCAGCGGAATGGAGAACGAGTCACTGCAGAAGAAATCAGATACCTCGCAGGAGAACTAGAGGATACCCTATCAGGTATCTACTCAATCCTGTCACAGGAGTTCCAGCTTCCTTACGTCAACCGTAAGATGGAAGTATTAACCCGTGCCAATAAGCTACCTAAGCTTCCTGAGGACGTTGTTAAGCCTACCATCGTTACAGGTATGGAAGCACTTGGTCGTGGACATGACCTACGCAAGTTAGATCTGTTTATCCAAGGCATGACACAAGCATTAGGACCAGAGGTTCT